TCATGTTCTGGTCCTGCGAGCCTGTGCGGACTGCGAAAGGCGCTTCTGGTTCGCTTGATTTCGGTACTTCTTGACCATCTCGAGCGTCTTGTGCCCGGTCACGGCCTGGATCTCGCTGTCACTGGCGCCAGCTTCGGCCAAGTGTACCGCGGCGGTGTAGCGCCAGCCGTGAATCACAAAGCCCATGGCGCCGATCTTCTCGCGCACAGCCATTACGCGCTGTTGAATGGTCCTTTTGGCCACGCCTTTGTGCAGCGATTGCGCTATGATGAAGCGGCCTTTGCGGGGAAGGTTGTCGAGGTACTGCTTCAAAAACACCGGGCAGGCCACCCACAGCCGCGCTGCAGTCTTTTCCTGGACAACGGCAATGAACTGGCCATCATAGTGCGCCCACTCCATGGCGACCACATCGCCGATCCGCTGGCCAGTGCCGATTCCCAGCAAATAAGCGGTCATTTCCCATTCGAGATCGTTCTTCTTGCAGTAGGTTTCGAAGGCCCGCAGCTTGGCGTCTGGCCAGGGCTCATACTCGCCGCCTGTGAGTTTCTTCACGCCGCTGGCAGGATTCGCCGTGATCCATTCGAGGTCGATGGCGTGGCGGGCGAGAATTGAGATCATTTCGACCATTGCGTTTGCCTTGCGCCAGGTGTCGGCATAGGTGTCGCGGGCGGCGATCACGTCGCGGCGGCGCAGTTTGGTGAAGTCCTTGGGGCCGTTCTTCTCGCGCAGCAGTTCGAGCGTCCGCCGATACTCCTGCTGGACGCGGGGTTTTCGTTCCTTGAACTCGGGCGTTTGATAGTAGCTGACGATCAGCGCCTCGAAGGTGGATTTCGTCTTCTTCTTGGCCCGGCCGGAGCGGATCGCCCAGTAGGCTTCGTCAAACTCCGGGCTGTCCGGATTGTTGGGGAGGCGCTGGTATGTCTCGCCGCGGCGGAAATAGTAGTACGTCCGCCCTTTGACGGTCTTTGTTGTGACGTATTTCCGTTCGAGTTTCTTTACCATGTGAATTCGTCTTCGTTCATAGCGTCGCCGTTGAGCACGGCTTCAAGGTCTGACACGCGCCATCGTTTGCAATCGCCGGTGATAGCCACAGGGGATGGAAGCGAGCCCGTTTCGACCAGACGCCGGAACTCGGCTGGCGCCATGTCCATCATCTTGGCCGCTGTCTTCTCCGCGACGGCTAAGGGGGCGATCCGTCCCATCTTCGTCCCTACCTCGCTTCCCACATGTTGCACCACACCGCGAGCGTGCTCGCGCCAGCAGCTAGCCACCACAAGACGGCGTCACCGCCTTCCCAGGCAGTTGCGAATAAGGCTCCGGCGAGACCGGCGACCAAATGCGACGGCCTCACCATTGCACCGCTCCTGCTGTGGAACGAAATGCGCATTTCTTGCTCATGCTGTGGCCTCCTGCTCCACGGCCCAGCCGCCCCACTGGTCGGCGGCGGCGTTCATCATTCCTGGGAATGATCGGCTCCGCAGGCGTGCCCGTTCTGCGCTGGGCGGCATGCGGTGAATCCGGTTCCACCGCTTCCAGTCCTCTGAGCCCCTGTCGGGCTCCGGCAGGGGCTGAGTTGCGACCAGCTGTGGCAAACCGCGCAGATACCAGCCAGTTGCCTTGTAGGCCGGTTCGCCAAACCAGAAAGGTTGCACCATCTGCGGTGAAGGCAGGTCTGCAGGCATCCTGTCGCGGGCGAGGTCGTTCATTTCCGGATTCTCGATGGCCACGCGCGGGATCTGCGCCGCCCAGCAGACGGTGAATACGCTGACGCCTTCCTCGAACTCCGCGCGCATATCGTCCCAGCTGCGCCCCTTCGGCAGCTGCTTTGGCGGGGACCATTTGCCCGGCCCGGACATCCATCGGCGCCCGGAGCGGCAGAGGCGGGTGCAGGGCGGGTGCATTACGGCGAGCAGGTCCCAGCCTTCCAGCAGGATGCCGTCGCGGATATCGCAGCGGATATGGCGGTTCGATCCGTCCTCTGCCGCCTCGATGTCGCAGGACCACACGTCATGGCCACGCTCGGCAAAGGCGCGGCGGGCGATTCCTGAGGTCTCGCAGCCGATCAGAATGCGCAGGGGCTTCATGGTGGTCCTTCCTGTCGTATTTGAAGCGCTGGGCGCGGCCGGTTTCGTGAGTGATGGCTGGCGCGCCCGGGGCGGAGCGGGGGCCAGCCCGCGGGTATTTGAAAGGGGCCGGGGACTATGCCCCGGCCAGTTGATGCGTCGGCAGGTTTCTGGCCTCAGCAACAGGGAGTGTTTTGGGCAGCGGCGCCTGGCCGCTGTAGGGGCAATCAGGCCGACCATCGGTCGCGCGGCGGGTGCCGTCGAGCGTTTGGTATAGCCGTGCCGTGCGGATCCACGCATCCAGAGCGCTGGGCATGTCGTCGCCGCTGGCTGAGATACCCAGGAGAGTGATGTGCCAGCGCACGGCATCGTAATCGAAGCGGTCGCCGGGATCGGTGCTGCCCGGCATGATCTTTCCGCCGAGCGTCTGCAGCAGCATCGCCTGGCCGAACCGGCAGCGGTTTTGCATATCCTGCGCGGCGGCGTAGATTTCCTGACGGGTCGGCCGCATCATTCGCCCTCCGCGGGCGCGGAAGGTGCGCGGCGGGCCTTGGCGATCCAGTTGTCGATTGCCTCGTCTTCGCCAGCGCCGGTGGCCCAGATGCCGTGCAACTGGATCTCGACCAGTGTCTGCGGCGGCACCTGGTAGGGGTAAAGCCCGCCGGTCTCGATCACCGCGCAGGCGACGGTGTCGCGGCGGTCACTGCCGGTCATCCCAGCGATGGTCTCGGCAAACCTGGCGGCGGTGTCTGATTGTTCGATCTGCATGGTGTGTCCTGTGGTCTGCTGGCGCGGGCGGAAGAATTTGGAGGATTGCATCCGCCCGCGCCGGTCCGCGCCGCAAGACGGTGGCGCGGGTCCCTGGGAAAACCGGCGCGCGCAATCCTCCTTCGCGCGCCGGTCTGTCGGTTATTGCTGTGCGGGCGGGCCGCGCGGGACCGGGCGGCGGGCCGGTCCGGTGGCGGTCACGATGTCAGGGTGCATGTCAGCAATCGCAGGGTCAGGCTGCATTGCGGCGCGGTACCGGGATGTTCTTTTCCGCGATCAGGCTGCGCACCCTGGCGCCGACACGCGCGAGGGTCTGATCTGTCGGTTCCGGCGCGGGTTCGGGCCGGTCGATCAGATGCGCGGCGCGCAGGCGGGCGGGGTCGAACCCCTGGCCGCGTGCGGCCTTCATTGCCGCCCAGGCCGTGGTGAACAGAGTGGTGTCATCGAGGTAGTTCTCAGGCGATCCGGCGATCTGCCGGGCGTCGCGCAGCACGTTGCTGCTTAGGTCTTGCATTCAATCCTCCATCGGTTGATACCGTCATCGATAAACTAAGCAATTTGCGTAGGTCAAGAGTAAAACTAAACAAAATGCTTAGTCGACGTTAGCGCCGGGTTTACTATTTGGCGAGGCAATTGGCGGTGGGGGATTCTGAGATTGCAGATTTAGCGCAACTCACTGGTCGTCAGAGGCCAGTTGCCCCCCGAATACATCTCTAGTTGACGCGGAATAAGACCAATGAATACTGACGACGAAAGGTTCTTGCGGTTGTTAAAAGTGGCTCGCAAGCGTTCGGGGATGCCCTTGGATTTCTGGGCTGACCTGACGGAAGGGTTGGATTACAGCTCTTTGGAGATCCTAGTGGGTAAATCTTCGATCTTCCCAAAGTACATGAACTCAAGCGGTAAGCCGTAGCGCTTCCTAAGCTTTTTGGCGGCGGTCAGGGACAGCTCACGCTTCGCGTTCTCGAAGGGGCCATAGCCCTGTTCGGTCATGCCTGCCCGCTCCGCAAATTCCTTTTTCGAGAGGCCGAGTATCTCCCGGACCCGCCTTAGGCGCGCTGCAACGGCTTCAATGTGGTCTTCCTGGTCTTCCAGCATGTTCAATAACTACCCTTGAAGCTGAATTGCAGCACTGAACAATTTGCGTATTTACAAACTAAACAAAATGCGTAGTTACTGTGCGCATGAGCGAAGAGAACAAACCCCAGACAGTTGCTGATTTCCTTGAAGTGGCTGAGCGCGCCCAGTTTCAAAAGGAGACTGGGTTCTCGGTTCAGCTCGTCACACGCGCAAAACGTGTAGGCCTGTTCCCGGCTCACTGGTTTTGGACGGTTCGCGAATACTGCGACAGGAGGGGAATCGAGGTCCCTGAACATCTTTTCAAAGGTCATCCAGACGCGAGTGGAAAGGATGCCGCATGAGCCGCCCCCGCCTGACCCTGATTGTGAACAATGATGTGCCATGCCCGCAGAATGGCGCGGGCGCGGCTCAAAGCTCTTGGTCAAATCAGTTTGACCCCTATGCGCTGAAGGCCAACGCGCCTGACCTGTGGTCCAGCTATTTCCGCGCCCGGTTCCGCAGCCCGCGCGAGGTGGCGCTGTTCTGCGATGTCAGCTTTCAGACCGCGCTGAACTGGTGGGGGGCGGTGACCGCCCCCGCCAGCCATATCGCGCTGCTGATCATGCTGACCGACCCCGGCGCGCCGGAGTTTTTTGGCCAGGCGGTGGAGCGGGCGGCGTGAAGGGGGCGCAGAGCGACAGGCTGTGCGGCATGCAATCGCACTCCCATAGTCAATTTGCAGTCTGGAAGGCAGGCAGCGGAAGCGACACGTCGCATGCTGCCCGCACCGGCAAATTGTTCAATCAGTTGAGGATCGAACATTGTCTGCCACCGTCATTTGCTAGGGCGTGTCAGCAACGTCACGAGGCCAAGAATGATGTCGCCGATCACCCAGACGGTGAGGATGAACCCTGTACCGATCGATCCGCCGATTGCGGCGCCAGCTTTTTCCGCCTCGCTGGCGGTTCCGTCCATCATTTCTCCGATCTGCCCAAGGTAGGAGAACAGCCAGATGACCATCAGGACATTGAACAGGATCAGCAGCCATTTAAAGATCTTGCCGAAAAATCCGCGCTTGGGCTTGCGCAGCGGATGCCCGCACGATGGGCAGTCGAAGGCTTTCAGAGAGACGTTACCGTCGCAGCTCGGGCATGCAGTAATAGCAGTCATGTCGGTTCCTTAATTGTTGATCGAGCGCCAGCCGGTGGCTTGTTCTTTGATGCAATACGCTTGCATGGCAAAGTCACCTTGCCATTCGCCTTCGCAGGTGTTTCGGACCGTTGCGGACACATCTGCGGGCAGACCGTTGAGGTGTGCAGGGATCGCCTGGCGGCCATTCTGCTGCTCGTTCAGGCAGTAAGCGACCATCGACCACTCTACCGGCCATTCGGACTCGCAGCGGGTAAGGGCTGCGGACATGTCAGCGTCAAGCGCGCCGCGCGCGGCCTCGACGGCATCGAAACCATCCCGTTGCTCCTTGATGCAGTAGGCCTGCATCGAAAAGTCGCCAGCCCATTCGCTGGCGCAATGCGCCTTTATCTCTTCCTCGTTAAAATTTGCGGCGATAGCAGCCGCAGGCAAAGCTGCAAGGCAGCATGCCCAAAGGGGTACTTTCATCTGAATTCCTTTGCGAATCGTCGTCTTGAAATGTCGTTCGACGTGCAGCTTTGGCGGGAAATTGCCGATGGTCAACAATCCGAAAGGCGAGAACCCCAACTGTTTCATCCTGCCTGTCCTCCTCCCAAGGGCGGGATGAATGCGCGCGGTGGGGCGTCTGCCCTGCCGCGCATCACCGGACAAGCGCCGGGTGAACCTGCCGCTGGGCATCACGGGACAGCGGGACAACAAGGCAGCACTGAAAACCGGACCTGGCGCGCCCAGTCTGGGTCATTCGTAGCCGGGAAGTGCAGCCACCGGGGCGCAGGCAGGCGCCAGAGGCGGGTTCACCCGTCACTGCCATTCTTTCAGCAGAGGGCCGCGTAATGGCGGCCCCATCTGCAAAGTCCCTGTTTCGCGCTACCGGGAAAGTCTCCACAGACACGACGCCGCGCGAAGAGCATGATTTCTATCCCACGCCTGCCGAGGTGACCCGGGCTTTCCTTGCCTATGAGGGTGACAGGCTGCGCCAGCTGGGCGCCGTGTGGGAACCAGCCTGCGGCGATGGCGCGATGATGCGCGAATTTGAGGCCTTTGGCTTGCCGTGCATCGGCACTGACCTGATTGACCGGGGCTGTGCTGGTGCCGAGCTTCGCAGCTTCTATGATTTCGACCATACGCTCGCCCCCGCCATCGTCACCAATCCGCCTTATTGCGAGATCAACGCTAGGGACGGCCGCGGGCGCTGGTTAAGCCATGCCCTGGCGCTGGGCGCCGAGTATGTGGCGTTCTTCCTGAATGCTGATTGGCCCTATGCCGCCGGGCTCGCTGGGCTGTTGGCGCAGCACCCTATCAGCCGCGTCTATGGCTGCCGCTGGAAAGTCGACTTCACAGGAAAGGGCGCACCGCCTCAGCGCAACGCCTGGTTCATCTGGGATAGCGCTTGGACCGGTCAGGAAACCGCCTTTCGCCTGATGGACCGGAGCGACGCCCGGCAAGGGGAGTTGATCCTATGATCGACCTTATCGTCGCCAAGGTTGAGCGCCTTTGCCTGCTGACGGACGCGCACAAGGCCCGCAGGGGCCACCGCAGCACCGCCCGCATCATGAAACGCCTGAATGTCGTCACGGCCCGCATTGCGGCCGCTGAGGGCGGGACAGGCCCCGCAGGAGCCGCCCAGCGCGCTGGGCGTAATCAATCGAGCAGCAGGAGGAAAAAATGAGCCAGCGGATCAGAATCCGAAGGCGGTCAGGTTATTCGACAATTCCGAACGCCGTCATTCGTGACACGTCCATCACCGCTGAGGCGCGGCTGATGCTCTGTTACATCATGTCATGCAGCGAGGAATGGGTTTTCTACCGTGAAAAATCCATGGAAATCCTTGGCTGCAAGAAGGACAAGTATCAGCGCATCATTCGCGAGTTGAAGGCAGCCGGCTATCTGATCATTCGCCCCAAACAAGGGGCTGACGGCCGTCTTGATGGCTATGAATGGGAAGTGATCGATGAGCCGTCGGCACATGATGGTGGAGAACAAGCGGGGAACGCACCACAAGATGTAGTTGGGGCGACTTCGCACCGTGAGCCGGAAAAACCGGCCCACGGTGAAAACAGCGTCGAAACGGCTCACCGTGAGCCGGAAAAACCCGCCCGCCGGTTGGACCCGCCCGCCGGTAAAACCGGCCCCTTAAGAAAGAACAACAAACAAAAAGAAAAACAAATAAGTTGCGCGGCTGACGCCCCGCACAAATCAGATTTTGATTTTGATGGGTTCTTTGGTGAATTCGTCAGCGTCTATCCCCGGATGGGCGACCCTGAGGCAACCGAGGAATCGCTGAGAGAAGCGCTGGGCGCTGGTGCTGACCCGAAAGAGATCCTGGCAGGTGCCCGGGCCTATGCCGTCGAGCAGCTGGGCAACAAGCCGCGTTTCATCAAATATTCCGAGAACTGGATCGACGAGAAGCGCTGGCGCCAGCACGTCACCGCGCCAGTGGAGAGCGTGGACCCGCAGAAGGTGCTGGAAGCCCGGGCCCAGGAGATCCGCGACCGCAAGCCTTGGGCGCGAACCATCAAGCCCAGCCAGGCGGGCGAGTGCATCGCAGCAGGTCTGGTCTCGGCAGCCGACTGCCAGGCGGCGGGGATCAACGTATGACCAGCCCGCACCTCGACCCGGAAACCCATGGCACCACATTCGGCAAGATCACCGTGACCGTCGATCTGGGCCTCGGCGATTGCATCATCATTGCCCCGGGCAAGGGCCTGGTCGGCCAGGAAGTGCCCAGCCGCAAGCGGTTCAACACCCTCGACGAGATCCGGGAAGCCTATCGAACGCAGAACTGGCTTAGCCGGAAACCTGAGCGACACCCCCATGCCGGAGACATAGCTCGCGCACTCAAATTCGCGGGGCAGCTCCTGAAAGCAGCACAGGAAAGGAAGCGATAATGTCCATGGACATCAGCGAAGACGAGAAGAGCGAAAACTACCGCGTTACCGAGGCAGAGCTGCGCCAGTTCATCGAACGCTTCGAGCGCCTGGACGAAGAAAAGAAGACCATCGCCGAACAGCAGAAAGAGGTCATGGCCGAAGCTAAAGGGCGGGGATACGACACCAAGGTGATGCGCAAGATCATCGCCCTGCGGAAGCGCGATGAAAACGACATCGCCGAGGAAGAGGCAGTTCTCGACATGTACAAAGAAGCGCTGGGTATGTGAGGGCGCCATGACAGAACGTTTGACGGCAGAGCAGTGCCGCGAAGAGCTGAGAGAGACGTACCGCGAGCAGGGGAAGGACAAGCGCCGTGTGCGGGGAACACAGCGCACCACCACTGCAGACGGTATCACCCATGACAGCAAGACAGAGGCCCAGCGCTGGGTGGAGTTGCAGCTCATGCAGGCGGCAGGAGAGATTTGCGGATTGCGCCGCCAGGTAGATATCCCCCTTCATGGCCGGGATGGCCCCATCATGACGGACAGCGGAAAACAACAGCGCGTTTACCGTGCGGACTTCACCTATGTCGACAAGCGGCTTGGCTGTGTGGTGATCGAGGACCGCAAGGGCCATGAAACCGACGTGTTCAAGCTGAAACGTGCTGTTCTGCTCGCCCAGGGCATGGAAATCCTTGTCACCAAAGCGAAGAGCTGAAGCATGGGTAAGGTCGAGGATCTGAAAGCAGAAATCAAAATGCTGCGCGGACTTCTGGATCAGTCGCAACGCGCTGGGCGCCCAGCGCCTCAACGTCCCGCCCCGGCGGAGGTGGCCGCGCAGCTCGATCTGCCCGATGTAGTGCGCTATCCACTTGCCGACTTTGCAGAGGGCAGGGGGCGCACTGTCAGCCTGCCAGAGAGCGTCGAAGAGATTGCCGAGGTGATCGGCCGGGGGCTCGCTGTTCGCCTGGTGGAAGGCACCCGCGCACGCGGCAAGCGCCGCTGGCGTCGACAGCTGTATGTTCCAGCCGAGATCCCCGAAGAACACCGGATCGTTTCGATGATCGGCCTTGATGCCGCCCGCCGCCTGAGTTTCAGCCATGGGAACTGCATTCTCGAGCTGCCAGCGTGTCACGCTCTTCGCAAGGCGTATCTGGCAGATCATGCGTTCCGCCAGTGGGATGCTGGGGCCAATATCACCGAAATCGCGCGGGAATTGGGTATCGAGCCGAAGACCGCGAAAGGCCTGCTGGATGATGCCGGCTATTGGCGCAAGAGGTTGGGGTAGGCAAATGGGTTTGCCGCCCCCTTCCTTTAGCGCACTTCATTGTCTTTGGGGGCATCTCATGCGCGCGCAGACACCGCCGAGGGCGTGTTGGTCATCGCCGAACTTTCGTCAATGTCGAAGGTTCCTAGATTAAGATTTTTTGCGAACCACATAGGCGTCGTGGCGGGAACCTGTTCTCGCGGTATCATAACGAACTATGGATAGGTCGTTGGGTAGTAGGCCTTCGACAAACTTTGGAAGCATAAAGGTTAGACCCCAGTCGGAAGTAGTGGGATTTTCCACTCCCGAGAGATCGCCTTGGTGGCCCACTTCCTTGAAGGCCTTAAAGAAGAATCCCTCAGCTACAAGTCCTTCAGCAATTGCCACTAGGAACTCATCGCGCGTCCAGTTTGGATGGCCAGCATATCGTTCATACTTTGGCCTTGGAATGTCGCGGATAATTCGAGAAGCAACATCATGCGGTCCATGTGTTGAGAAGAAGAAATAGCCGCCTGGCTTTAAGCATCTACTCACTTCTTCAAACCACGATTTGGCTGCAGACGGTGAAAAATGCGTCCATATACTCTTCGCGATGACTGTGTCGAAGTGATCGTCCGGGAAGCCGAGCGGAGGTGTTTGTTCCGACTGGACCGCGGTTACCCCCTCAATATTCTCGCTCAGCCACTCAATGGAAGGGCCTGACGGGTCTACTCCGAACAGTTCGAACTGTCCCGGGAATGCCCTATTCATGACAGCCAAATTTCGCCCAGTGCTACAGCCAAAGTCTAGAAAGCGGCCTTGCATGCTGGCTCCGGCCAAGCTCAGCTCGTTTAATACAATGTCCAAGTTAAGGAAGTCATAGAAAATGGGGTATTTACCGGGTACATGATGCAATCCAGCGGGAGGCCTTGGGAGGTTGAGTTGCGCAGCGAGTTTGTCTTCTTCCGAGGCGTTAATTATCCATTTTGATAGGTCATCAATAACACTGATGTGACCGGAGGGTTTCGGAGTGTCCGCAAGATCTCCCCTTCCATCCAGAGATTTTACAATTTCTGAGGTTGCCACAGGAAAGAAATCGGTTGTTTGCACCTGCAGTTTTCCGCCAGGCATCTTGATGAATGGTTCAAATTTTTCAAGGAAGCTGTGTAGCTTGCTGGAGGCGTTTTCGCTGGATGTATTTTGGGGCTTCATAATTATCTCGTTGCTCGGTGGATTCTCAAGAACCCATATTCACTACCTGCGATTTTATCTGCGTTTAGCGATCGAACTGTTTGATTGCGTTACACAAGTTCGCTTATGGTCGCTGTTCCTTTTTCCCAATGCCAACTTACCCTAACCGAAGGCAAGTCCCGCTAACAGGTGGAACTTTTGATTTTGGACCGGCGGTTTCTGGTCTCCTGGCCTCGGAAGTCAGCCAAGGGCAGTAAGGAGCCCAACTTGACCGACGCCGCGTCAGGCACAAAGGTCAGCGACGCGCAGGAAGCTGACCGTCACGAGGCGGCTGGGTTTTCAGATTCCCGGGCCAGGAGACGCGCCATTCGCTTTCTTGCGTTCCTGCTCTTCTTTGTTCCGCAGGCGGCTGGCGCTCTTGGCCAGATCCACAGCTGTTTGAAGAAAAATGTCAACCAGCTGTAGCCGCTCGTCTTTGTTTTCCCAAAGATCAATGGTGGCCCAAAGCACCCCGAGCGTCGTTTTGGAGAGCTCGCGTAGGTTGTACGTCATGTCGTCAGGACCAGACATGTAGCTTTCATCGGTTGCATACATCAGTACGTTTCGTCCGTTCGCCATATGCTGAAGATACCTGAGGGCCGCGTCCTCATTTGCGTAACTCGCATAGATGTCTTCGACGAACGACTTGGTCCGTTCACCGTCAGCATTCTTCATACTCAGAAGTTTCAAGGACGCAGGCGCGTAATTAGTTTCGCCTTCATCGTCAAATCGGACAATGATCCGATCTTGGATCTTGGAGTAGGTCAGTGCGAGTGCGAATTCGTTACTTACTATATTCATGATCTCCGTTATGACCCAGCTCAGTGCGGACTTGTATTTGTGGTTGCCGATGCTGAATTTGTCGGTGAGGTTTTTGTATTCGCCAGCGGATGCGCAGCCGACAAACGCCACCACCGCCTCTTCGAGCGCATGTGTCAGGCAGAACGTGGCCGGAACGCTGAACCTGTATTTTCTATCCAATGAGGAGTGGAGCGTCGAAATGCCGCCCGCCCAATACAACGCAGTCAAAGCGTTGTTTGCACGAAACTTAGCTTCATCTGGCAGGTGTCCGATCCTGGCCCGTACCCACAATGCCATCTCGCCTTCCAAGATTCGAAGCAGTTCGGGGTGAATTTTCTCGGACATTTTATCGGCCTTCTGAATTTGAAGCTCCGGCACCATCGTCCAAGAACACAGCGACATCAATGACGTAAGTCGGACAGCCTTAACTTTGGCATTGACGGCCAACATAGTACCGGCCGCGCGCTTTCTGCAAAATGCATTCTTCGCCTGTTGGCGCAGCCAGCCAAGTCGGGAGCGTTCAACCGCCGACCACCACAGTCGGCCGTTCTTGCAGATTCACCGCCTAGGCACCGCCGCAAATATGCTTCTCCTTGCCGCCTTATCTAGCGTCCCGAGTACGGCGCCTTCGCAACCGGTACGGCGCCTTCGCAACCGGCAGCAATAAGCTAGGTGCCAGCGAACGCTGCACCTAGCCTGAGGGGCGGCTTCGGGGCTGCCTGCCGTCATTGGCCTGTGCGAAACTTTTGGCAGATTCAGTCCCGCATAGCAGTTGCTCGTTATGGTGTTTTCTGAACAACTATCGCCGCCGCTGACAAACACCCTCGGATATCAGTAACGCCCCCAAGTCGCGGCCATCTGATATCTTACAAAAACTCTGAGGAGCACCTACTCTTGCGCAGACTCTGCAAGAGTGAAAAGGCCAGTGAAGGAGAATGTTATGAGCGTAGACAATCAGGAGCGCATTGATCGCTTGGAAGCGGCCATCAAGGATCAGGAGGCCCACAAGAAGTTCATCTTGGACTTCGGCTTTACGATGAATGGCCAGCCACCTGAAGTCTTGGCCAAAGAGCCGGATCGCATCATTGAACTGTATAAGAGGCTTATCGAGAAGTACCAGGAATGAGAGAGTTCCCTTCCACGCGCCGCGTGGCGGGGGCAGAGCCGGGGTGGGGCCGCAGTTTTCTTCCCCGGCGAAACCAGTAAAGGAGCGCGGGCGGTGGAGCTCGGAAAAGAGATCAAGTCAAGGATCTATGAAAATATTTTGGATAAAAATTTATCTGAGGAGCAAACCCGCAGGGAGCTTCAACAGGAAAGCGATGAGGCGCTAAGGACAATTTTGCATGTTCAGCCGGCGGAAAAATACAAAGCTGATTGGGGGCTCATCAAGGCATTCTCTCAAGTTGAGCTTGAACGTCGGACGCAGCGCGCATCTGAAAAGTTGGCCCTGAAGACGACGCGCTGGTCGACGGTCACCGGCGCAGTCGCTGCGATAGCAGGGGCGATCATAGGTGCCGTTCTGACGGTGTTCCTGGGGACTTAATGGGAGAAAATCATGGGGTATGTGGTTGCTATTGGAGGGTTTTTGGCTGGTATGTTTCTAATGATTACGGGTAGCCGAGAGCGCCAGGATGGGCCGACCGAACAGGAGCGGCAACGGGGAACTGAAAAGCAAACCATCGGAGTAGCCCTATTGTTAGTTGCGCCTTTACTGGGTGTTCTGATTCAAGATTTTTAGTTTCCAGCTCAGGAGTATTGGTTTGAACATTTTCGATCTCGCTGCTGCATTCTTGTCGAAAATCAGTGCTTCACTTGTCTTCGCTGCTCTTTTTGCAAGTTCCTATGTTCTGTTTTGCCCTTCCCTACCTTCCGAGCTAGGGAGCGAAATCCGAGCGGTTTCCGGGATTGTGTTTGTCTTTGCTCTCGCCTGGCTTGGTTGGACTTTTCTTGGTTGGGTGAAGACAGCGCTGGAAGACAATAGAAGCCGGAAAGCTGCCTTGGCCGTGATTGCTAGCAAGGCTGAAAAGCGGACTATCTCGGTACTGCAGACGGACATACTATTCATGGTGAAGCGGTTTAGTGGCCTCAGTGGAATGTTAGCGAGGCGTGACAATCACCCTCAGGCTGCCGCCCAAATCTCGGACAAGTATGCAAGGTTAGAAGATCTTGGAGTTCAGACCCCGGAAATCGATCTCGCCGCAGCTGATTGGGAATTTGATCTACACTGCAAATTTTTGACCATGGTCTCGTCGTTTCTCGGCAGCAGCGATATTGTGGTCGTTCGGCAACAGGCGGCCGCTTTCTTGGCGTCCAGATAAGGAGAGCGCGACGATGAGGGCGAGGGTGAAGCGCGGATTGTTATGACTTTGGTGCGTTTTCTCTTTTTTGTGGATCATGCTTGTAGTTTTCGGTGAGAACGTGCCACAGACCGTTGAGAACTACCTGTCGGCTCGATCGCAGCCAGAACGAAGTGTTGCAATCGGCTTCGATAGTTCCGGAGATCAGCCTGCGTCCGTCCGAGCACGCCGTCTATTGGAGGCGTTTAATAGCCAAAAGAGATTGTCCAGCGTGCAAAAATTCTGCTGTCGGACATGAAACTCATGTTGGTGCCTCCGATTTTGGTGCTTCTTATTGGGGTAGGGCTGTTCTGGGCGGGTTCGGGCTTCACCAATAGGCCCACCCCTGCAAGTAAGTCCAAATAAGGAGAGTGATTTGAAAGGAAAAGATTTTGAGGCGAGCTATGAATCTTGAGGGAGTTGAAAAATCCCCGAAAGATTACACTGAGCAAAATCGGTTAGTCCTGTTCACCTGTGTGGCCGGAATGACGGGTTTCGTTGTGGCCGTTTACCTTGGGGCCTTCGCCAAGACTGCCGTCACTGAAATTCCACCCTGGCTGTCTGCTGTGGCTTCAGTACTTGCGACTGGCATTAGCGCAATAGCGGTTTTTCTGGTGGCAAGAACCCTTCAGGCAACACGGGAAACCCTAGCGGTTACCCACAATATGGCTGAAGATGCAAAGCAAGTCGGGGTGTCTCAGAGTAGGGCTTGGGTCTCTCCCGATATTGTTTCTACGCAAACCCGCGTGGACCCCAGCGAGAAGGTTGCCACATTTCAAGTAAATTTGAGAGTGCAAAACTATGGGCGTTCACCTGCTACCAGCGTTTGGACGCGTGCCCAGGTGATTTACCATAAATATGGTGACGGCAAATTGGAGGAGACTGTAAGCTTGTCTTGCGTTGGACTGAAGGATAGCCTGAGCTTCGCACCTCATAGCATTTTTCCCGGAAAAATGTTCGAGCAGTCAAGCATCCTGTCGTTTTCTGAGGCCGACCTCAAGATTGAGTGCGAAAGGAATGACGGCAGTGTGTGCCCCATACTTGTGGTTTCCGCAGTTTACAAATGCTCCCATACAGGCGGGCTGCATCAAACGGTTTTCGCATATCTACTGGGTTTTCCTTCACCTACTCACGCAGGTGTCTTGGAGCAGATCTACCCACGAAGTGAAGGCTGGATGCCCAAAGATATTCATATCGGCTTTTTGTGTCATTCTATGGCGGACTAGGGCAATAGTCCAAGTAAGGAGCGAGGTATGAAGCGGAAAAAGCGCGCTGGAAAGGTGGCACGGCTTGGCGATGCGCTTCTGCTCGTGGCTGGGTTCGGGATTCTGTTCCTGCTGATCAGGAGCGTCTACCATTTCTTAATGCCGCTGTTTCTTTAAGGATAGGCCTTCCCTCGATCAGCACCCTCAATTAAGACGCCGACATGTTGAAGCGCGGCGGAACAAAACTTGGCGTCATCAGAAATCACCATCTGTTTGTAGAGTGCGGCGCGCCTGGGTGCGAGCACACCGGGGAAGTCAGGGTTTCAGTCCTTATAGACCGGCTCGGGGATGCTGCGACTGTGGCGCAGGCGATTGAGCGCATGCGCTGCGCCAAGTGCAAACTGCAGATGATCAAGGAATACCGGATCGTTTATGCGGGCGGTTCATGGTCGGCAATGCGTTGCGCAGAGCAAGGTCGGCCAAAGCCCATGGGCTAGTAGGCCTCTAGAAGGAAAATCCGCCAGAGGGCAAAAATCACATACCGCGCGACTTTGCTCGAAACGAGCACAAGGGCGCCCGCATGACGCTTTACGAACGCATTGAACAGGCTTCAACCGGGCTGGCGGTAACCGCGGTCGCTGCCATCGGCTCCGGCGGGCTCTGGCTGGTGCGCCGCATTTTCACCAATCAGCAGCAGATCGAGCTGCTGCAGCGCGAGATCGAGGTGCGCGACGAGCGCCGCGACGAAGACCGCGAGGCGCTGGCCGAGGTGCGCCAGGACGTGCGCGAGATGCGCGGCGAGATCCGCGAAATCCTTCATCGAAAGTGACCGGGCAACGCCCCGGTGGCGGGGTGAAAGGAGAGTTTTGCCATGAAACTGATCGACAACTGGCGGCAGGTGTTTAGGGGCGCGTGGTCCATCCATCTGGTGCTGATCGCAACGGTGATATCTGCGCTGGCTGCTTTCCTTGGCACTACATCGGCAGAAGAGCTAGGTATGAACCCGGTCTATTTTGCGGCGGCCGCGGCTGTCATCAACGCACTGGCTATCCCCGCGCGGCTGATCATGCAGAATGGTTTGTCGGCGCTGCAGCAGTATAGGCGCGACGAGAGCGGGGCAGTCCGGCGGCGCGGTCTTGTGGGGCTTGGCGGCGGTGCCTTGGTGATCGCGCTTGCAACGCCTTTCATTGCGCAGTGGGAGGGCGTTCGATTGCAAGCCTACCGCGACATTGTCGGGGTTCCGACCATCTGTTTCGGGGATACCCATAGCGTGCAGATGGGCGACAGATCGACCATGGCGGATTGCGTGCAGCGGCTCGAGGACGATGTGCAGGCCTTCTATTCCGAGATCGCGCCCTGCATGACTAACCCCGGTATTCCGCCGGGTGTGCAGGCTTCAATGCTCGAACTGGCCTTCAATGTCGGCTCCCCGTCCGTTTGCCGGTCGACGATGATGCGGCTGGCCAATGCCGGGCAATACCAGGCCGCTTGTGATGAGCTGCGGCGATGGGTGATTGCGGGCGGCAGGCGGATACGTGGTCTGGAAAACCGCCGCGCGGATAGCAAGCGCAGTCTGTGTATGCGAGGGCTGACCTGATGCGCTGGCTGCCTTGCCTCTTCCTCTGCCTCGCTCTGGCGTCCTGTGGATCGCTCGCCGGGAAACTGGCGGGCACCATCGGCGGCGGTACGAACGTGGCGGCGAATGTGCAGGCCGGGCGCACCAATGCCCAGACGGTCGGGCAGGCTGAGGTCTCCGATCAACGGATCATCAGGCCGCAGGCGCGCAGCATCGAGCAGAGCACGGGCCGCACGGGCGTGCGCAGCGACAGCGTGCAGACAATCGTGGTGCATGAAGAGCCGCGGCCTTGGCTGCTGCTGGTTGCCCTGGCTGGCTGGCTGCTGCCGACACCTGCGCAGATCGGCGCTGCGTTCCTGTCAGTTGTTGCCAGACCTTTTCGCGGGTCCTTCCCCGGGGGGTAAGCCATGTGGGTACGCGCATACGCAGAAAATCATTTGTGCGTGGGGCTGGGGGGTAGGGTTGTTTATTATATAGCCCGCGCAAGCTGCTGACGTGAAACGACAAATTCAACTGAGAAAGTAAAATTGCGAGTTCTCGGCCCGGTTGGGCGGTTTGCAATAGCTGGGGGCGTAAGTGGCTGGCAATAAAAAGAAAACACGGGGCAGAGAAGTAAACCGCACCGAGCTTGCGGAAATCAACGGTGTGTCGCTGCCGACCGTCGACGAGTGGGTGCGCCGCGGCTGCCCGGTGGTGCAGCGCGGCGGGCGCGGCCGGGCTTGGAAATTCAACACCGCCGAGGTGCGCAGCTGGCGGGATGATGACATCCGGGCGCAGGCCGACCACGGCCCCAGCGCCACCAAGGAACAGCTGATCCTGCGCAAGCTGGCAGCCGAGACTGAACAGGCCGAGCTGGACCTTGCCAAGGCCAGGGAACAGGTGGTGCCGGTCGAGCAGCTCGAGCGCGCCTTGCAGAAGGCTTTCGGCGAGGTGCGGGCAGGCCTGCGCAATGTGGTGCCGAGCCGGGCCGCCCGGCGCCTGATTGGGGAGACTGATGAAACGGCCTTCAAGGAAGTTTTGCTGGAAGAGGTCGACCAGGCACTGACCGCGCTGGCCGACGATGATCTGATTTTCGAGGAAGACATCGAAGGCGGCGAGGACGAAGAGGGCGAGGGGGCGAAAGGTGAGTGAACGCCCGGGCTGATTTTTCCAATGCCCGCGCGATCATTCGCGCATCGCGCCGGGCCCGCGCCTTTCTGCGCCCGCCGCCCAAGCTGAAACCTTCGGAATGGGCCGAGGCGAATATTCAGATCCCGGTCGGCAATGCCGTGCCGGGTCCGCTGCGTTTCGACAATGCCCCATATCAGCGGGAAGTGGTCGACATGACCGCGGATCCGCGTTGCGAACGGGTCACCCTGATGTGGGGCGCCCAGGTCGGCAAGACACAGACGGCGCTGGCGGCACAGGCCTACCGGATCGCCTTTGACCCGGTGTCGCAGATGATGATGCAGCCGAGCCAGGGCGACCTGACCACCTGGCTAGAAACCAAATTCAACCCGCTGGTTGATGCCAATACCGATATGCAGGAGCTGATCGCCAAGCCGCGCGGGCGGGATGGGGTCAACAACCAGCGCATGAAGAGCTATCCCGGCGGCTTCCTCATGTTCAGCTGGTCGGGATCGCCGAAGACGATGCGCGGCCGGTCGGCGCCCTTCATCGTCTGCGATGAAACTGATGGCTATGACCGCACCCAGGAAGGCCACCCGGTCGGGCTGCTGTGGCAGCGTGCGGCGACCTTTGGCGACCAGCGGCTGCTGCTGGAAATCAGCACCCCGACGCTGAAGGGGGCAAGCTGGATCGAAACAGCGTTCCTAGAAGGCGATCAGCGGCATTTCCATGTTGCCTGCCCGCACTGCGGCCATGTGCAAACCCTGAAATGGTCGCAGGTGGATTGGGACAGGGATGAAAACGGCGACCACCTGCCAGAAACAGCGACCTACCTTTGCGAGGGGGAGGGCTGCGGCACCGCCTGGAATGACGGGGAGCGGGTGGCGGCGATCCGCAACGCCGAGCGCGAGGGCGGCGGCTGGATCGCAAAGAAGCCATTCCGGGGCCATGCCTCTTACCATCTTTCCGAGTTGTACAGCTGTTTCCGGCGGCTGAAAGACATCGTGCAATCCTTCCTCGACAAGAAGGCTGCGGGCGATCTGCAAACATTCGTGAACGTGTCGCTCGCCGAGACCTGGGAAGAAGAGGGCGACCGGCTCGAGGCTGCCGTGCTGATGAAGCGGGCGGAAGAATTCGCGGCACCGGTGCCGATGGGGGCAGGCGTGCTGACCGCTGGCATCGACATGCAGACCGACCGCCTCGAGGTTGAGGTGGTGGGTTGGGGACTGGGGGAAGAATCCTGGTCGGTCGACTACCGGACCTTCTGGGGCGATCCCCTGCTGCCGGATGTCTGGCAGGAGCTTGATGATCTGCTTTCGGAGACTTGGACCCATGAAACGGGAACTGAGCTGCGGATATCTGCGGCCTGTCTCGACACCGGCGGCACCACCGGCGGCTATACCCAGGCGGCCTATGACTATGCCCGCAAGCGGCTGGGCCGGAAGGTGTTTGCGATCAAGGGTGTTGGCGGCTGGGGCCGCCCCATCGTCACGGCGCCGACGAAGATCAGGCAGCGCGGCGAGCGTCCTGTGCATCTGCATCCCATCGGCGTTGATGAGGCAAAAGTAGTGGTGGCGCAGCGCGCGCGGATCTCGGAGCCGGGCAAGGGTTATTGCCACTTCCCGCTTGGGCGTGATCCGGCCTGGTTCGACATGTTCACGGCCGAGGCGCTGCGCACCCGCTTTGTCAAAGGCTTCGCCGTGCGGGAATGGCACAACGTGCGCCCTAGAAACGAGGCTTTCGACTGCCGGGTCTACGCCTACGCCGCGCTGCGCATTCTGAACCCCAACGTTGCCCGGCTGGTGCGCGCCTTGGAAGACCAGGGACGGGAACAGGAGGCGGAGGCCGCCGAAGGTCCGCAGGAGGCAGCCGCCGGAAATCCGCCAGAGGCTGAAAAGCCTGCGGCACCCGATGCTGCGAAAAAGCGCGCCTGGAAGCCGAAGAAACGGCGGCGGCGCGCGCACTGAATAAGGTGAGACCGTGGGCAGCATTCCTGGCGAAATCGGGGCGGGGGTAACTTTCCGGGCAGAGATCGAGCTGCCCGTTTATCCTGCGCCGGAATGGTCGCTGTCGCTGATCCTGCGCGGCCCGGGCCAGATCGACCTGACCGGGACACCGTCAGGCACCGGCCACCAGTTGCAGGCGTTGGCCAGCACCACCGCCAGCTGGCAGCCCGGCCGCTACCGGTATGAGCTGCGGGCGACCGATGGCACCGATGTGGTGAAGGTCGAGACCGGCGAGGTGGTGATCGCGCCGGATCTGTCCGCGCAGCCCGCCGGGTATGACGGGCGCAACCATGTGCGGCGGGTGCTCGATGCCATCGAGGCGGTGATCGAAAACCGCGCAACCATCGATCAGCAGAGCTACCAGATCAACAACCGCTCGCTGTCGCGCACGCCGCTGGGTGATCTTCTGAAACTGCGCGACAAGTACCGCGCCGAGCTGGCCGCGCAGAAACGCGCCCGCCGCGGCGCGGCGCTTGGCCGCACCTACAAGGTGCGTTTCACATGCTGAAAAAGTACTTTTCCCGCTCTGCTCCGGTAGAGGACGAACCCCGCCGGAAGGCGCCCCCCATGCTGGCCCGGCCGCGACGCAGCGGCTCGGTGCGGTTTTTCGATGCGGGCGACAGCGACCGGCTGACCAGCGGATGGACGAACATGCCGCTGCCTGCGGATCAGATCATCCGCCGCAACTGGCGGGTGCTGGTGGCGCGCTCGCGCGAGCAGGCGGCAAACAACGATTACGGCAAAGCGTTCCAGCGGGGTGCGCGGCGCAACATCATCGGCCAGAAAGGGCTTGTTCTGCAGGCCCGGGCGAAGGATGGCGGCAAGCTCGATCAGGGCGCGAACCGAGCCATTGAACGCGCCTGGAAAGAATGGTGCCGCGCCCGAAACTGCGACGTGACGGGCCGCCGGTCTTTTCGCCAGATCCAGAAGGCACTGATCAACGGCTGTGTGACAGACGGCGAATTCATGGTGCGGTTTGTCTACGGCCGGGATGCGGGCCCCTGGGGCTTTGCTCTGCAGGTCCTGGACCCGTTGCGCTGCCCGGTGGACTTCGACGAAGAGAAACGCCCGGGCGGCAACTTCATCCGGGCCGGGATCGAATACACCAAGCTGGGCCGACCGGTCGCCTACTACTTCACCACGCTGAGCCCTCATGAGGCCGACTATCACCAGGCCGGGCGCGACTTCGTGAAAGTGCCGGCCGACGAGGTCGTTCACTGGTTCGAAGAAGACATCATCGGCCAGAAGCGCGGGCTTCCCTGGATGGCAACCGCCCTCTGGCGTATGAAACAGCTCGGCGAGTTCGAAAAGTCCTCGCTGGTCAACGCCCGCGAGGGCGCCAACAAGCTGGGCTTTATCGAATGGGAAGAGGGCTACGGGCCCGAAGTCGATGAAGACGAAGAATTCGACGGCATCGAGATCGAAAGCGAGCCGGGGCTTATTCAGGATCTTCCGCGCGGGGCAAAGTTCAAGGGGCACGATCCGCAGTATCCGAACGGCGAGCTGGCAGTCTTCTCCAAGCATATGCTGCGCGGTATCGCCAGCGGCCTGGGCGTGGCCTATAACGATCTGTCCAATGACCTCGAGAACGTAAACTTCTCGAGCATTCGGCACGGCATGCTGGCTGAGCGCGACCATTGGCAGGAGCTGCAGGAGAGCCTGGTCGAGAGCTTTGCGTTGCCGATTTACGAGCGCTGGCTTGCGCGGGCGCTGCTGAGCCAGCGGATCACTTTGGATAACGGATCGCCGCTGCCCGCCGCCAAGCGCCTGAAGTTTATGGACGTGCATTTCCAGCCGCGGCGCTGGGAGTGGATCGACCCGTCGAAAGACGTGAAGGCCGATATCGACGCCATAGACAACATGATCAAGTCGCGCGGCCAGGTCATCCGGGAGCGCGGGCGCGACCCGCGCGATGTCTATGCCGAGATCAAAGCCGACATCGACGACATGCGGGCCGAGGGCATTCCGGAGGATGTCATCACCGCGCTGATCACCGCAATATCAAAAGGAGGGCAGGGCAATGGCCAGCAAGCCAACCCAGGAGCCGGAAGCGCCGGTGAAGGGGCCGACGAAGGAAGTCAGAACAGCAGCTGACCTGGTCGGCCGCTCGCTGACCCGGGCGTTGACCCCGGAACAAATCAATGACCGCGGCGAGGGCGGCGGCCTGCGGCGCATGGGTGAAGTGCGCCAGATCGACGAAGACAAGCGCACGGTTGAGTTGGCGTTTTCCAGCACCCAGCCAGTTCGCCGCTGGTTTGGTGAGGAAGTGCTTTCGCATGAGCCCGGGGCTGTGAACCTCGACCGGCTGAATGATGGCGGCGCCCTGTTGGTAAGCCATGACTGGGACGATCAGATCGGAGTTGTTGAGACGGCGCGTGTCGATGCCGATGGCGTCGGCCGGTCGGTGGTCCGTTTCGGCAAAAGTCCGCGGGCCCAGGAGATTTTTCAGGACGTTGTCGACGGTATCCGGCGGCATGTCTCGGTGGGCTACAAGGTCCATACCATCAAGGAAGACATTCGCGAAGGCCAGCCCAATCTGGTCACCGTCACCCGGTGGGAGCCGTTCGAAATTTCAATCGTTGCCGTTCCGGCCGACCCCAGTGTCGGCGTGGGACGGGATTGGGAAAAACCGCCAGAGGGCGGAAGCCCCGCGGAACGGCAAGCTGCGGGGGAAGTTACGGGCGCGGAAACCCAGCCCGCGGATACTCAGAAAAGGGATAGTGAGATGAAAGAGATCATCACCCGCGATGCCGAGGGCAATCTGGTCCGGGCAAAGGTGGACGAAGACGGCAAGATCGTCGAAGTGCTTGAAACGCTTGAACGTGCAGGCGCAGCAGAGGTGGCCATGCTGAGCCGCGGGCGTGAGCAGGAACAGACCCGCGTGCGCGAGCTGACCGAGCTGGGCGAGGCCTACGACTCCGGCGATCTGGCGCAGCGCATGATCAAGGAAGGCAAAGGCGTCGAGGACATGCGCCGTGAGCTTGTCGACCATCTGCACCAGCGCGGTACGCAGCGCCATGTGTCCGAGGACAGTAACATCGGCATGTCCGACGATGAAGTCGGGCAGTTCTCGTTCCTGCGGGCCATCCGCGCGCTGTCGGAGCCGACCAACCGTCGCGCGCAGGAAGCCGCCGCGTTCGAGTTTGAGGCCTCCGATGCCGCGGCCCAGAAGATGGGCCGTGATGCGCAGGGCATCATGGTGCCGGTCGACGTTCTGACCCGTGCGCTCAACACCAGTGCAAGCGGCGCGGCCGCGGGCGACACTGGCGGGTTCTCGGTCGGCTCGCCGCTGCTGGCGCAGAGCTTTATCGAGATGCTGCGCAACCGCGCGGTTCTGATGCGCCTGGCAACCCCGCTGGGCGGCCTGACCGGCAATCCGGATATCCCGACGCAAGAGTCGGGTGCTGCGGGCTACTGGATCGGCGAAGACGATGACGCGCCGGAAGACATCCTCGGCCTGGGGCAGCGCCAGATGAGCCCGAAGACCGTGGCGGCCTATTCGGAGATCACCCGCCGCACGCTGAAACAGTCAAGCCTGGATGTCGAGGCTCTGGTGCGCCGTGACCTGGCACAGGCGCTGGCGCTGACCATCGACAAGGCAGGGTTCTATGGTTCCGGCGCGGGCAACGAGCCGCTGGGCATCAAGAACACTAATGGCGTGAACGCCATCGACTTTGCCGGTGCGGCCTCTGGTGGCGGGACCGCCCTGCCGACCTGGGGCGAAGTCATCCAGATGGAGACCGAGATCTCAGCCGACAACGCCGATGTGGACTCGATGGCCTATGTGTTCAACGCCCGCATGCGCGGCCACTTCAAGAGCACCGAGAAGTTTTCGGGCACCAGCGGCCAGCCGATCTGGGAGACCGGCAACACCGTCAACGGTTACCGGCCGGAGGTCACCAACCAGATCGTGAACGGCGACCTGTTCTTTGGCAACTTCGCCGATCTGATCGTCGGCATGTGGGGCGGTCTCGACATCACCGTCGACCCCTACAGCCACAGCACCAAGGGGCGCCTGCGGATCGTGACCATGCAGGATGTCGACTTCATCCTGCGCCACGCGGCGAGCTTCTGCTACGGCTCCGACGCCACCTAAGCCGCTGACCTGAGTTCCGCGGCGGGCTGATCCGGCCCGCTGCCCAAACAGAGGACCAACCATGTCGAAATCCACCGAGGCGAAAACCGCCGAATACAAAGTCACCAGCGCCTTTGTCTGGGACGGCAAAGTCCGGCGCCCCAAGGACAAAATCTCGCTGACAGACCCCCAGGCCAAGCCGCTGTTGCATCGCGGCAAGATCGAGGCCGCGGCGCAGACGAAAAAGGCAGCGGCTGCCAAATCGGGTGAAGGCGAGGGCGGCGCCAGCTGATGCCTGCACCTTCCTGGGAAGATGCTGACGCCTTCCTGCAGCTTGATGATTTCGCCATCGAGGCGAGCGTCACGCCGCAGGAGGGCGTTTCCCGTACCATACGGGGGATCTTCGACGATCCGTACCTGAACGCTCAGCTCGGCGAGTATGAGGCCGACGCCAGCGATCCGCGCCTGACCTGCAAGGAGACGGACGTGGCCGATCTGGCAGAGCAGGATCAGGTGCAGATCGGAGCCAAGACTTATTACCTGCTGACCGCGCCACAGCCAGATGGCACCGGCTTTGCGGTTCTGCGCATGGCCGAGGACTGAGGCCATGCTCGCCTTTGATTTCGATGCGAGGGAATTGAAACGCATCGCCGATGAGTTCGAGGCGAGCGAAAAAGATCTGCGGTTCGCCTATTCCCGCGCGCTGCGCCGCACCGCGCAGACCATGAAGACCCGCGCCCGCAAGGGGCTGCGCACTGAGCTGGAATTGCGCACGGCGGCAGAGCTGCGCAAGCGCCTGCAGGGGTTTCGTTTCAAAAGGGGCAAAGAATTGGGCGAGGTGCGCATGTGGTTCGGCCTCAATGACATGCGAGTTTCCAAGTTTAAAGGGCGACCAGCGCGCACCGGCAGCGGTGCCCGGTACGGACAGCAAGACTTTTCGGGCGGCTTCATCGGCAGAAACAGAGCGGGAAAAAGAACAGTGTTCAAGAGAGAAACCGCGGATAGGGTGTCAGCTCGAGAGGTCAAAATGCCCATTGAAGACAAGGCGCAGATCTATATCGAGGACGAGGTTTTCGACGAGATCGAAGAGGTGTTTTTCAAGAATTTCCGGGCCGAGGTGCGGGCTCGCACGATCTACGGCGTGGGGAAAGGGTAAGCTATGGCCGACAATCTCGATCTGGATCAGCTGCATGACGCGATCAAGGCCGGGATCAGCGCACAGTTCCCGGCGCTGGCATCCGTCGAGGATTACGGGGCACCGCGGAAGTCCCTTCAGGTGCCCGCGGTGCTGATTGAGCTGGTGGACATGGAGATCGACCCGGAGAGCGACCCGGGCACTGAACAGCTTCCTGCGGTGTCGAAATGGGTGGCGCGGGTGGTGATGAGTTTCCGCGCCGAAAACGTGCAGCGCGAGATCCGCAAGCTGGCCGGGGCGCTGGGGGTGCTGATGCAGCAAAACCGCTGGGGCCAACGCGTGAGCCCGGCGCAGGTGACCTATATCGGGCCGGATGCCTTTGACCCGGAGTTCGACAAATTCGAGGTTTGGGCGGTCGAGTGGGACCAGCAGATCGATCTGGGGCAGAGCGTCTGGACCGGTGAAGGCGTGACGCCGGAACGGGTGATGATCGGTTTTGCGCCTGACATCGGCCCGGGGCAGGAACCTGAATACACCGAATTCGAAGGGGGCGGGACATGAGCTACGCAGCTGCGCGCAATGAGCAGGCGCGCGAGGGCATCGTGCGCTTTGGTGTGGTGACGGCGGTGGATGCGTCCGCCGCCCGCGCCAAGGTCAGCTTCGGCGGTGAGAGCGAGAGCGCCTGGCTTCCGTGGCTGGCTGAGCGCGCGGCCACCATCAAGGTCTGGGCGCCGGTGGCCACTGGCGAGCAGGTGGTGGTTCTGTCAGAATCCGGCGACACCGCGCAGGGCGTGATTATCGGTTCGGTGTTCAGCGCCAGCAACGCAGCGCCATCCGGTGACGGCGCAGAGCACCTGTTGCAGTTGGGGGCTTCGTCGATCAGCGTGAAAGATGGCGCAATCGTCATTTCGTCAAACGGTTCAACTATCACAATCGACGCTGGCGGCATCAGGCTGAACGGCGCGCGGATCGATCTGAACTGATGCCGGGTGTTTCGCGCATTTCTCAGGATGCTGCAGGCGGCACTATCGTCGAGGCCCTGGTGCCATCGGTTCGTGTCAATGGCAGCCAAGTCGCTGTTTTGGGCTGCGCTGTCGCCCCGCACGGCATTGGACCGCACGCGGGCCCTGTGATGGCCGCAGCCAGCGGAACAGTTTTCGCCGAAGGAATTGCGATCTGCCGGGAAGGGGATCAGGCATCATGCGGGCATCCGGCCAGCGGTTCGGGTGATGTCTTCGCCGGGGGCTGACGGAAAACCGCCAGAGGGCAGGAAGCTGCCTGCCCGGCCATGATCGCCGCATGATTGGCATCGACGCATCCACAGGAAAAGAACTCTCCGGCCTGGCGCATCTGCGGCAGTCGGTGCGGGATATCCTGACCACGCCTATCGGCACCCGCGTGATGCGCCGGGACTATGGCAGCCGCCTTTACCGGCTGGTCGATGCGCCCATGAATGATGCCACCCGCCTCGCCATGATGGCGGCCACCTATGAAGCGCTCGAGACCTGGGAGCCGCGGCTGCAGGTCGAGCAGGTGTCGGTGGAAATGCCCGAGCCGGGCGGCATCGTGATCGCGCTCGAGGGGCAGTATCTGCCGACCGGAAAGCCGGTCACGCTCGACGGTATAGAGGTGCGCTGATGGCTGAAGGTCTGATCGATCTGTCGCAGCTCACTCCGCCGAGCTATCGCGCCGAACTGGATTTCGAGGCGATCCTTGCCGCGCGCATGGCCGGGCTGAAAGAGGCTCTGGAAGAGGCAGGCATCCCCTTTGACGCCGACACGCTGGAAAGCGAACCGGCCAAGATCCTGCAGGAGACAGACGCCTACCGGGAATTGCTGGCGCTTGGGGCGCTGAACGACGCCTATCTGTCGACGCTGCTGCCCTTCGCCACCGGTGCGGATCTCGATGCGCTCGGCGTTTCGCTGCACCTGCTGGCGCGCCTGCCGGATGAGACCGATGCGCGCTATCGCCGCCGGATCTCGCTGGCGTCGGAACAGAAGGCCGGGGGGCGGCTGAGCGGCTATATCGCCGAAGCTCTGCAGGCCTCGCCGGAAGTCGCCGATGCAGGAGCCTATGTGGATCGGTCGACCGGTGCGCCCATCGTGCGCGTGCCTGTCATGGGGGCGGAAAACCCGCCGCCGCCCGAACTGGTCTCGGCCGTGCAGGCCCATCTGAACCGTGAGGACGTGAGCCAGGCGACCGACGTGGTGATCGCCGAGCCGGTCGCTGTGCAGCCCGTGAGTGTGGTTGTGGTTCTCGAGCATCTGGCCGGGCCCGATCCGTCCGTTCTGGCTGACCGCGCGCGCACCGCAATCGAACAGGTGATCGCGCGGCGCAGGACGCCCGGGCGCGACTTGCCGCGATCCGCTGTGATCGCTGCCGCCGCGGTCGAAGGCGTGGAGCGTGTGCGCCTGGATAGCCCGGCAGATGATGTGATCGCGGGGCCGGGCGGGCTGATCGAGGTTTCCACAGTCGACATCAGCACGGTGCGCGTCGATGGTTGAAACGCTTCTGCCCCATAACGCAACGCCGTTCATGCGCGCCGCCGAAGCTGTCAGCGGCGCCCGCTGGGCGCTGGGCAGCGACGGTCTTCCGGGCACCCTGAACCCGTGGACTTGCCCGGCCGATCTTCTGCCGTGGCTGGCGCAGACCCGCGGCGTCGATTTCTGGTTTGACGATTGGCCGGAGGCCACCAAGCGCCGCGCGATTGCCGAGGCGCCGCGCCTGCAGCGCCTGAAGGGAACCATGGCGGCGGTGCGCGGCTATCTCAGTCTTGCCGGTGCCGAGGTGACCTATCTCCGGGCGCCGTCCGACCTTGCGTTTGCGGGCGGTCTGACGCCGGAGCAGCGCGCCGAATGGCTCGGCCGCCTGCCGCAGCTGCGCGCCTATCCGTTCCGCGACACGGTGCAGACCGGCGCGGCCCTGGCGGATGGCGAGAGCGCCGCCGGAGACGAGCAAGAGCCGGGCGCGTTCATGTCGCTGGACCCGGCGCAAGGGGCAGTCGGCGAACGGCTCTACATCTGGCGCCAAGGCGTTGAAGCAACGCTGACGGTGCTGGACGCCGAACGGGCACCGTGGAGCCGCGGCGGCTGGATCACGGAAGTGACTGCTGTGGAGCCGGTCGAGGGGGCCGAAGGTGCCTTTGCGGACGGTGCGGCCCGGGCGGGTGAGCAGAGCGACCCCGGTGGCCTTGCCGGAGCTGATCCGATGCAGGCGCGCGCCTTCACCGTGTCGCTGCGCAGCGATGGCATCATGCAGCCCATCGAGCTGACCGCGCGCACCGCCGCCGCAGTTTTCGAGACCGTTTTCGAGCCTTTCGAACCGCAGCCGGGCGCTTCCTTTGCCGATCATGCAGTCGCGACCACCGGCGGCACTTGCGCGGGCGCGGATCAGGCCGCCGCCCATGTCTTCCGCCGCACCTATCTGGCCGACCCGGCCGTTGCCGTGCCGTCTTTTGCAGAGGGCGCGCTGCCATCGGAGCATATCGCCAACTGCCAGCCGGTGACCGCTGTGCTGGGCGTCGATGTGAGCCGTGCCGCGCGGCCCGGCGACATGTTCAACGATGGCGGCCTGACAGGCGGCTTTCTGGGCGTCGATGGCACCGACCCGGCGCTGTCCCGGGCGGTCGAGGCCGTGCGCCGCGCCCAGGGCGGCACCGACATTTTCGTGATCGACAGCACCACATTCACGCCGGTGACGGCGGGCGATGCCCCGCGCGCCGGTGACGGCATTACCGCAGGACACATGATCAAGAGGTATCACTAATGGCAACTGCAGTGCAGCGGCGCGTTCCATACTCGCTCAACCAGTTCATCAACTTCGCGGACCTCAACAAGTTCGGGGTCTTTGCGGTGGAAGGCGACGACGCCCTCGGCCTCGATATCGTCGGGCCGGATGCGGCCTGGACGGCGATTGCCGCCCTTCAGGAAAGCGCCACCTCGGTGCGCATCAATTTCGGGCGGCTCTGGCTCAACGGCAAATTCTACGGCGATCCGGACAAGGACACCGAGGTCGTGTCGCTGGTGACGGCGCTGCCGACCAGCACCAAGAAGATCGTGACCATCGTGGGCACTGGTGCCGAGGTCGAGGCCAAGCACGAGCCGCGGTCGTTCAAGAACTCTGAGACCGGCAATGTCGAGCCACAGACGATCCCGACCGAGATCCTGCGCAAGGCCGCGTTTTCCTATGTGGCAGGCACCGAGGCGGCCACGCCCATCGCGCCCGCGCTAGATCCGAATTACATCCCCATCGCGAACGTGACCCTGGGCGTCGCAGGCATCGAGAAAATCGATCTGCTGACCGATTACCGGCTGCCGACGCTGCAGGGGATGAATGCCCGCATGATTTCGGTCGAGAAGTTCCGGCTTGCCATCGGCACCCGTGTCGAGACGCTGGCCTCCGACCTTGCAACCCTGCAGTCGGATCTCGGCCAGCTGAATGCCCCGGCGGTGCGCCAGACGCAGCGCCGCCTGGCGGAGCTGGAAGACAAGCTGGGGATCGACGAGGACGGGCTGCTCTACGGCTTCGACCGCATGCTGACCGAGGACGAGAGCGACACCGCGCATGGCGACTATGATGCCCGTATCGAGGAAGGCCTGCGCTTCCCCTTCGCGGCCAGTGCCGAGAAGACCCCGGCGCTGCTGAACCCGGGCGATCCGCGCCTGACCACGGTTTCGGGGTGGAGCCTGCCGCCGTTTGCGGAAGTGGCGCGGCTGGACACCTGGGGGCAGGGCACCTCTGTCAACGTCGCAAACTATCAGTATGCGAACACCGACTTCACCATCTTCCCGGGGGCGCAGCGCCGCCGCCGTTATGGGCCGTCCATGGTGGTCGCCGGAAACAGCGACTTCTGGCAGATGGCGCAATATGGCGTCAACTACCTGACCCAGACGTTCAACACCGGCAGCGAAAACTACCTGATTTCCGACGAATGGACTGAGGACGGTGTCACCTATTACCGACTGCAGCAGTATTGGGATGACAAGATCAAATACTGGAACGGCTATCAGGCGATCACCCCAACCACGCAAGGCGGGTATCTGGTCGGGCAGACGTTCCTGAACGCCCAGTCGGGCTGGCTCACCACCATCGGGTTGCGGTTCGGCAAGGTCGATGATGCCTATGGCGTCAAGGTCTACCTTTGCCGGGCGCCGAACGGCGAGCCGGACCCGAAACAGATCATTGCCGAAGGCAGCATTGCCGCAGGTGCCGCGCTGGCATCGCAGGGCGATCCTGATCCTGGCGTCGAGAACAAGGTCACGCTGACCCCGGCGTTCCTGAAGGCTGGCGAGCGGTACGGGATCATCCTGGTGACCGGTGGTGACTATGCTGTCGCCTGCCGTGCTGACAACGCGCTGACCAATGGTGCGTTGTTCATTGGCGACGGCGCGGCGTGGTCGGTCGACCTGGGCAAGGACATGGCCATGCGCCTGTATTTCGCCGAGTTCGAGGTCGCCTATACCGCGGTACAGCTGGAAACCGTGACGCTGTCCGGTGGCATCACCGACATCGATATCATTTCGACCGAACATGTGCCGGAGGGGTGCGAGCTCTATTGGATGGTGCGGTTCGACGGCGCCTGGCACCGGCTGGAAAAGGTCGCGGGAACCCACCCGCTGGCGGCGGCACCGGCCACGGTGGAATTGCAGCTGGTCATGGTTGGCACGCGCGACATCATGCCAGCAATCAAGCTGCCTGACACGGTGCTGCGCCTGAACAAGGGCGGCGGCAGCTTCACGCACCTGTCGGAGGTACGGGACTCCGGGAGCGCCGCGGCATCCGTTCGTGTCGAGCTGGAAATCGCCGCCTGGGATGCGGGCAAGCACAGCCTGACCACGACCATCGAATCCGGCGGCAACAGCGATGCGCCGGTCAGCTCGGCGGATTATCCGCTGCCGAACGGCAATATCCGCCGGGTGATGGCGTTCACGCTGACCGCACCATCGCAGACCTACCAGGTGAAGCTGGTGGGTTCGACATCGGACATCGCCGACCCGTTTGTCGTGGCCTCGCGCTATGACGTGGCGTCGGCATAAGGGGGCGTCATGAGCCGGCCACTCACAGAGCTGTTCCCAGTTGGGCCGGATACCCGGCTCGACCCGGACTTCCTCAACGGACTGATCCGCGAGGTTGAGGCGCGGATCGCCGACTTGCAGCTGCTGAAACAGGGGCTGGAAGCGGCTATCGGGCAAGCGCAGGATATCGCGCTTGCCCGGGTGAACGACATCATCGGGCCTGCACAGGCAGAGCTGACCGAACGGCTGGAACAGGCGCAGGCCGCGCTGTCTGCCGCTGAAGGCCTTTTGGGGCAGCTGACGGGCGAGCAGTTCGACATTGCGCAGATCACGGGCTTGCAGGATGCCCTTGACGCCTCCGCCGCCGCGGTCACCGGCGCCAGCAGGTTTGCCGTCAAATCGGCGGCCTATACCGCCGTCGCAGGAGAGAAGATCGCTGCCGATGTCACGGGCGGCGCCTGGCAACTGGATCTGCCTGCCTCGCCTGCTGCTGGTGATGCGGTGACGGTCGCGGTCATCGACGGCGACGTGACCGCGAACAATCTCACGATCAGCGGCAACGGCAACACCGTGCAGGGTGATGCCACTCTGATCGTGGATGTCGCGCGGGCGACCGTGACACTGATCTACAACGGAACCGAATGGAGGATTGGCTGATGCCTATTCTTTCTGATCTCATTGGCGGCGGGGGCGCCGTTGAACTCGGTACGAGTTATGCAAGCGGGACGGCGTCCGCAACTATTGTCACCGCGGCAGCAAACACTTCAGGCGTTCTAATCTCTACCGCCTGCTTGAGGGCGGAATGGGCCATAACGAGCAGTGAGACATTCACTGTGTCGCTGACAGTGGATGGCAACACAATCTTGGAGGCGGTGTCGCGCCGCGACAACGGGTTTTCGTCAGCTGCCATTTCGGGGGTTATGGTTCCTGCAGGAAAGGAAATTGCCGTCAACGTCTCGAACGCTGCTGCCAAGTATTTCATCACTTACGAGGTGCAATAATGCGGTACGCAATTATCGAAGCTGGGGAAGTGATTGCCATCAACCAGACATCCGTGGCTCCTGCCGCGGAGTGGATTGAAGTTCCTGATGAAACAGAAGTGGGCTGGGTCAAGCAGCCGGATGGCAGCTACGCCGCGCCTCCGGAACCGGAGAAAGAGCCGTTTTACCAGAAGCTGGACAGCGCCGCGCTGATCACCCTGCTGGAAGCCGCAGGCGGCATGACGCCGGAAATGGTGGTGCAATGCCACCAGGACCCGCAGATGGCCTATTTCTGGCTGCTGTTGCAGGTCACGCCGCACACCAGCCGCGACAACCCCAAGCTGCCCGCCGCGCTCGATGCGATGGCGGCCCTTGGCTACCTGCCGAATGGCACGCAGGCGGTGCTGGATGCCTGGCCCGTCGAATGAATGGTGGGTCCGGCGCGGCCGGGCCTATGTCACTACTGAGCCGGTCTCCTGGGAGATCGGGCGGCCAGGCTCTGGCCTGAAACTGCGCGTGCCTGCCGGGTTTCGCTTCGACGTTTCGGTGCCACGCTGGGCCAGATGGGTGTTTGACCCGCATGATCCGCGATACTTGCTGGCGGCGGCGCTGCACGATTATGCTATCCACCGGCTGGATTGGTGTCGGGTAAGCGCGGCGGCGCCGTTCTCCGAGGCACTGCGCGCCGCAGGCGTCAGCCGTGTGCGCAGGCTGGCCATGGTGCTCGCCGTCATCATTCACAAATGGAGCTGAGCGCCGCCGGTTTCCCTGTCGATGTGCCAGGAGTGGAAAACCGCCAGAGGGAAGCGTGGGCCGCTCCCTGCATGATCGCTGCGACACACAGTTAGCAGTGAGGCAGAAATGGCTGGTTTTCTCCACGGCGTCGAGGTGCTCGAGATCGACACGGGCCCGCGCCCGATCCGCACCATTTCCACCGGCGTCATTGGCATTGTGGGCACGGCGCCGCAGGCAGACGCGAACGCCTTCCCCCTGAACACTCCGGTGCTGGTAGCGGGCAGCCGCGTCGAGGCGTCCAAGCTGGACACCACAGAAGACGGCACCGGCGGCGGCACGCTGCCGGGCGCGCTCGACGGTATCTTCGACCAGATCGGGGCCGTGGTTATCGTGGTTCGCGTCGACGAAGGCGCCGACGAAGCCGCGACGCTGGCCAACGTGATTGGCGGCGTGAACTCCGGCACCGGCCAGTTTGAAGGCGTGCATGCGCTGCTGGGCGCCGAGAGCGTTGTCGGCCATGCCCCACGCATCCTTTGCGCCCCGGGCTGGACCCATCAGCGCCCGGAGGATTCGGGCAACCCCGGCACCTACCTGGCCAACCCTGTTGTTGCCGAGCTGGAAGGCATCGCCGACCGCATCGGCGCGGTGATCATCGCAGACGGGCCGAACACCACCGACGCCGCGGCGCAGACCTATGCAGGCGACTGGGGCACCTCGGGCCGCATCTATGTGGTCGATCCTTGGGTCAAGGTGCTCGACAGCGCCGGTGATGTCGTTGACGAACCGGCCTCGGCCCGCGTGGCCGGTGTGATCGCCCGCACCGACAATGACCGCGGGTTCTGGGTGTCGCCGTCCAACCAGGGTATTTATGGCATCATCGGCACGTCGCGGCCGGTCGATTTCAAGCTCGGCGACCAGTCGAGCCGCGCAAACCTGCTGAACGAAAACGACGTCGCCACCATCATCCGCCAGGACGGTTATCGCCTCTGGGGCAACCGGGTGCCGACCGCGGACCCGAAATGGCAGTTCCTGTGCGTGCGCCGCACCGCGGATGTGCTGAATGAGAGCATCCAGCGCGCCCATATGTGGGCCGTCGACCGGGCTATCACCAAGACATACATGGACGATGTGGTCGAGGGCGTGAACGGCTTCATTGCCACGCTGATCGCCCAGGGGGCGCTGCTGGGCGGCGAGTGCTGGGCTGATCCGGATCTGAACACCCCGTCCAGCATCCAGAACGGGCAGGTGTGGTTCAACTTTGACTTTACGCCGCCCTATCCGGCCGAGCGGGTGACCTTCCGCTCGCATCTCACCAATGAATATATCTCGGAGGCGCTGGGCTGATGGCTATTCGCAACATCCTGAAGAACTTCAACCTGTTCGTTGATGGCCGCGGCTTCGCGGGCGAGCTGGGCGACTACACCCCGGCCAGTCCCTCGGTGGCGGCTGAAGAATACCGCGCGGGCGGCATGGATGGTCCGACCGATATCGATATGGGCATGGAGAAGATGACCACCAGCTTTGTGCTGCGCAACTACAGCGCGGACGTGCTGGCGCTTTGGGGCATTGCCCCCGGCGTGCTGATCCCGGTCACCGCCCGGGGCGCGCTGGAAAGCGAGGACGGCACCGTCACCCCTGTGATCCACAACATGCGCGGCAAGATCATCCAGCCCGACCGTGGCACCTGGTCACCGGGCCAGTCCGCTACACTCACCGTGAACATGACGCTCGAGGCCTTCAAGGAAACCATCGGCGGGCAGGTGATCACCGAAATCGACATCATCAACATGGTGCGCATGGTCGGCGGGGTGGACCGCCTGGCCGAGCAGCGCGCGGCCCTGGGCATCTAAGGAGACCCCATGACCCAAGAAAACGAACTGCCGGATTACATCACCGAAGGCGCTGACGGCGAGCTGACCGTCGATCTGCTGCGCGGCATCACCGTCGATGGCACGCCGCAGAAATCGCTGACCCTGCGCGAGCCCTGTGTCGATGACATGCTCGCGGCGGAGAAGACCGCCAAGAGCGACACCGCGATGTCAGAGGTGATCCTGATCGCCAACCTTGCGGGTGTGGATCCGGCAGCGATCCGGTCGGCCAAGATGAAGGACTATTCGCGTCTGCAGGAGGCGCTGGGGTTTATGAATGGCTGACGCCGGAAGCGGCGCGCGCCGGGGTTCTCTCCCTGGCGCACGTCACCGGCTGGTCATGCGCTGAAATCACCGGAATGAGCGGCAGCCGCTTCCGCTGGTGGCTTGGGGGTCTGGATGGCAAATCAACGCCTTAACGCCACCATCACAATCGGCGGCGTTCTCAAGAAATCTGTCACGAAGCAATTCGGCCTGATCCGTTCCGGGTTCGAGAGCATCGGCGACAGCATCAAGGACGTGAAAAAGCGGCAGAAAGAGCTGTCGCGCGAACGCGCTGACCTGATCAAACAGGGCCGGTCCGTCGAAGCGCTGGACCGGGAATATGAAGACCTCGAGCGCACGCTCGAGGATCTGGTGCGCAAGCAGCGGCGCTGGGAACGCGCCATGCGTGACAGCCGCCGGGTCGGCGAATCCTTCGGCAAGATGTCCCGCAACATTGGCCGCCTCGGCCGCCAGGTTGGGGCAGGGCTGGCGGCAGCCGGGGCGGGCGTCTTTGCGCTGGCAAGCTCGACCGCCTCGTATGGCGACCAGGTCGCAAAGACCGCGGGCAAGCTCGGCATCGGCATCGAGGCGCTGCAGGAATTCCGCTACGCCGCCGAGCGTTCCGGCGTATCAACCGAAACATTCGATAGCTCGCTCACTGCGATGCAGAAGCGCCTGGGGGAGGCGGCCCAGGGTACGGGCGCGGCAAAGAAGGCGCTCGACCAGATCGGCCTGTCGGCAAAAGACCTGATGGCGGTGGGGCCGGATCGGGCGATGGGCCAGATCGCCGACAAGCTGAAAGGCATCGAAAACCCGGCGGAACGCGCCGCCATCGCGGCAGCGCTGTTCAGCCGCTCGGGCATCGGCATGGTCAACATGCTGGGCGGCGGGTCTGAGGCGCTGCAGCAGCTGCGCGAGGATGCCCGCAAAACCGGCTATGTGCTGAGCGAGCAGGCGGCACGGGATGCCGAAGCCTTCGCCGATGCCCAGCTCGACGCGCAACTGACCGTCAAGGGCCTGAAAAACACCATCGGCGCCGAGCTGATGCCTGTGGTCACCCGATCGATGAAGAGTTTCAGCGCCTGGGCCGTGTCGAACCGCGAGGGCGTTGCCAAGTTCGCCGACACCGCGGCGCGCAAGCTCGAAGCCGCGTTGCCGGTGATCGGGCAGGTGGTCGAGGGCATGGGCAAAGTGTCCACCACCATCGGCGGGGTGATTTCCAAGGTCGCGGCCATGGTCGGCGGCTGGGAAAACTTCGGCATGGTGGTCGGCGCGCTGTTCGCCGCGCGCACCATCGGCAGCGTGCTGAGCTTTGGCTTCGCTGTCGGGCGTCTGGGGGTGTCCTTGGCCGCACTGGTGCCCTGGGCATCGGCGGCAGGCGGGGCGATGGGAATGCTTTCCGGCGGCCTTGCCCTGGTGAAAACCGGCGTGGTTGCGGTCGGCCGGGCGCTGCTGATGAACCCCATCGGCCTCGCCGTCGCGGCCATCGCGGGCTCTGCCTATCTGATCTACAAGCACTGGGACAAGGTCGGCCCGTGGTTCGGCAAGCTCTGGGGTAACGTCAAGCAGACGTTCAAGGGGATCGGCGGCTTTGTCAGTGGCGTCTGGCGTGGTGACTGGGACGCCGCGGCAGACGGGCTGGCGACCGCGTGGCAGGGTGCCAAGGGCTATCTGTCCACCATCCTCGAGGGCATCGGCGGGGTGTTCCGCTTTGCTTGGGAGAACGGCATCCGGCCAATCACCGACAAGCTGGGCATCACGGAACACATCACCGGGGCCTGGCAAACGGTTGGCCCATACTTCAAGCGCCATTGGGACGGGGTAACCGAGACATTCAAAGGGTTCGGCGCTTTTATCGGCGGGGTGTGGCGCGGGGATATGGCCGCCGCCGCCGCCGGGCTCGGCCGGGCATGGGATGGCGCCAAGGCGATCCTGGGCAATGTGTTTGACGGGATCGGCGGGGTGTTCCGCTTCGCTTGGGAGAAGGTCATCAAGCCGGTCACCGACAAGCTGGGTGTGACGGAAACGATCACCGCGGCCTGGCAGAGCGCGCAAACCGCAGTCGGGAAGGTGGTAACCGGGATCGGTACAGCCCTGCGCAAGGGCTATGACGGCACCATCGGCCCGGTGATCGAGGCGCTGGGCGCGACCGGCGGGATCTCGGCCGCGTGGGAAGCGGTCAAAACGTCCATCGGTGCGGTGATCGACTGGCTCGGCGAAAAGTTCGATTGGCTGATGGGCAAGCTGCAGCCGGTGCTCGACGGGCTGTCCTGGCTGCGCGACAAGGGCGCCGGGGCCGTCGAGAGTATTCAGGGGATAGGTTCGGGTCTTCGCAGTTGGTGGAACGGCGAGGAACAGGGGCAGCCCGGCGGCTCGCCTGCGGCCCCCGGCTCTACGCCGGAGCAAACCAAAGCCCCTCGCAACCCGCGCACCGGCAAGGCCGTTCCGAAAAGGATCTCTGGATCTTATCTTGGCGGCATCATCGGGCGCGGCTTCCGAGAAGTGGGCGAGCAGGGGCCGGAGACGATCTGGACCTCGAAAGGCGGCTATGTGGCGCATGCCAATGCGACCGAGCGGCTGGCCAGATTGTCCGACCGCGCCGCGCCGTTGCTCGATGCTTTGGGCGGAGGTCTGCGCAATGCGATGGCCAAGGCAGAGAGTGCCGCGGCGCCAGTGGTGCAGCAGGTACAGCTGGCCGCCGAACGCATGGCACCGGCCGCGATGCCCGCGCAGGCACCGGCGCCGCAACCTGCCCCGGTGGTCATCCATGCGCAGATCAACGCGCAGCACTTGAGCGCCGCGCAGATTGCCGACGAATTGGAACGCCGGGGCCGCGCCGCGCAGGCCGGGGCGCTCTATGACCAGGCGCACGACTATGGCCAGTACGGGGGCGGGTGATGGCAGGCACAATGCTGCAGCTCGGCAGCTATCAGTTCAGCATCGACAACGCGGCGTATCAGAACCTGCAGCGATCGACAGAATACCGCTGGGCCGCGCAAAAGCGGATCGGCGCGGCTGACGCGCTGCAATTCACCGGGTTCGGTTCCGACACCATCACGCTGCAGGGGGTGATCTATCCGCATTTTCGCGGCGGCCTCGGCCAGGTCGACAAGATGCGGATGACGGCATCGCTGGGGTTCCCGCTGCCGCTGGTGGCGGGAACAGGCCGGGTTCTGGGGGTGTGGGTGATCGAGGGTGTCAGCGAGGGTCAGCGCACCTTTGCCGCCCAGGGCGCGCCGTTGCGCCAGGATTTCACGATCAGTATCAGGAGGTATGATGGCGGGCTCCGCAGTCTCCTACCGTTCTAAAGAGGGCGAGACCGCCGACGAAATCGTCTGGCGGCACTATGGCAACCAGGTCGCGGGGGCGCTCGAGACCGTTCTCCAAGCGAATCCGGGGCTGGCGGCGCTGGGGCCGGTCCTACCTCTGGGCACCCGGATCGATCTGCCGGAGATCGACGCGCCGAAAGAGGCCGAGGCGGTGCGGCTATGGGATTGATGGATTTCCGGCCATTCTTCCGCGTGGTGGTCGACGGGAAGGACATCAGCGGCACGCTGGCGCCGCGGCTGGTCAGCCTGACGCTGACTGATGCCGCCGGGGTCCAGTCCGACCAGGTGCAGATCACGCTGAGCGACACCACGCTGTTTGCAAAGCTGGCCGAGCCGCGGGCCGGGGCCGAGATCCGCGTCTGGCTCGGCTATCCTCTGCAGCTCAAATACATGGGGCTGTTCACCGCCGACAGTGTCGAGGTGGAAGGCCCGCCAGACCAAATGACGATCACCGGCGTTGCCTCTGTCAACGGTGTGACCTCTGGCGGCAAAACTGCCCTGACAGATCAGAAAAAACGCAGCTGGCCGCTGGGCACTACCATCGGCGCCATGGTCAAAAAGATCGCCGGAGAGCACAGCCTCGAGCATGCGGTTTCTGAAAGCCTGGCCGGGCAGGAGCTGCCGCACATCGATCAGATCGACGAAAGCGACATCAACCTGCTGTCCCGGGTGGCGCGCGATCACGATGCCATTGCCAAGCCCGGCAACGGCCGGTTGATCATGGCAAAGCGTGGCGAAAGCCTGACCGCCTCCGGCAAGCCGATGCCGGTGCTGGCGCTGACCCAGAAGAAGGTGAGCCGCTGGCGCTACCGCAACAGCACCCGGGCGAAAGCCGGTTCGGTAGTCGCCGTCTATCAGGATCTCGGCCAGGGCAAGCCGGTTGAATGCACCGCGGGCGAGGGCGAGCCTGTCCAGCGGATCAAACGCCGGTTTCCAAATCAGGCAGCCGCACAGAAGGCGGCGGAGGCGGAGCTGCAGCGCTTGCAGCGCGCCGGTAGGTCCCTGTCGGTGTCGATGCCGGGCGATCCGGATGCCATGGCCGAGGCCAAACTGCTGGCGGTCGGGTTCCGGTCCTATGTCGACGGCGAATGGCTCATCACCAAGGCAACGCACAGCCTCGACAGCGGTGGGTATCGCACCGGTATCGAGGCGGAGCCGTTGAAGTGACAGCGGTTTCCCGTATTCACCCTTAGTTCTCTATCTGTTTGGGGAAACAAAATGTCTAAGGTGATGAAATATAACAATCCGCGCTAGATTTAGGTTCTGGCGCCGCAAGGCGTGGGGGTTCAAGTCCCTTCACCCGCACCATTCACTGACATCAATCGGGTTCATTAGGGCAGTAACGGCGGCGGTTGATGGCCGGTCCGGACGCCCGGTTCGATAATTTGTCCGGCCCGGCCTCCGGTATGCTATACTTGCTCCCGGCCGGCCTGCAGCCGGCCCAAGCGTTTACCAGTACATTGTTAAAAAGGGGGATGGCCATGAAACGTCTTCTGCAAATCTCCACTGCTGCGGCAGGGCTGTGCGCCATCGCGGTCCCGGCATCAGCCGAGCTGCGGTATGACAACAAATCCGGCGGTTATGTTGAAATTTACGGCCAGTTCAATCCGGCCATCATTTCTGTTGATGACGGCCAGCAGACTGAGACCAACCTGCTCGACTACGACCTGTCCCGCTCCCGGGTCGGCCTGCGCCTGATGCAGCCGATCGGGGCCAACACCTTTGGGTTTCGGTTCGAGGCCGGGCTGGGCTTCCCGAACTCGACCGAAGTGAACCAGTTCGGCTCCGACTACAGCGGCTGGACACGCGCCGACCTGCGCCATGTGGACTTCTGGCTGGAAGGCAGCTGGGGCAAGCTGTCCACCGGGCAGGGCAGCATGGTGGCCGATGGCGCCGCTGAAACCGACCTGTCCTATGTCGGCACCGCACTTTATTCCTATACCGCCGACGCAAATGCAGGCTTCCTGTTCCGCGACACCGCAGGCGTGCTCAGCGGGCCCGCCGTAGCGTCTGCTTTTGACAACCTGGACGGCTCCCGCCGCGGCCGGATCCGCTATGACACCCCGGATCTGAACGGGTTTACCGCCGGAATCGCCTGGGGCCAGAACATCCTGTCGTCAGGGGATGATGCCGATTATTACGACATTGGCCTGCGCTACGGGCAGGAATTCGGTTCCACCAATTTCGCCGCCTCACTGGCCTATCAGGTGCGTGACGACGCCGGGGCAGAGCGTTCGGATGTGATCGGCTCGGCCTCGGTGCTGCTGGACAGCGGCATCAGCGTTACCGTTGCGGGCGGCAGCCGGGACAACGATGCGGCCGGCTCCAGCGATCCCAGTTATTACTATGCCAAGATCGGCTATGAGACTGACAGCTGGCTGCCTTGGGGCAAAACCGGGCTTGGCGTGCACTACTACGACGGCGAGGATTTCAATGTCGCCGGTTCCAGCACCAAGGGCTGGGGCATCGGCGCGGTGCAGAAGGTCGACAGCATCAATACCGACATCTACCTGACCTATCAGGAATATGAGTATGAGGATGCCGCCGCGACCTACCAGGATCTGACAACCTGGGTACTGGGCGCGCGCTGGCGGTTCTGA